AGAGGTGGTGTAGATGGTTACACCGTAGCAAGAGACAAGTTGTTTGACTCATACGATTTATTCAGTGACCCTGAAACAGAGGAAGTAGATTACATCCTCCAAGGTCCATCGATGAGCAACTTCACTGACAGTGTTGCAAAAGCACAGAAGATGCTAGACATCGCTGCTATCCGTAAGGATTGCATCGCATTTGTTTCACCTCCTCGTGATCGTGTTATCGGAGTCCCTTCGACAAATGAAATTGTTGATCGTGTCATTGAGTTCTTTAAAGTTCTATCCAGTACATCCTATGGTGTATTTGATAACAACTACAAGTATGTTTACGATAAGTACAGCGATAAGTATCGCTACCTCCCTTGCAACCCTGACGTTGCTGGATTGACACTAAGTTGTGCTCTAAACCAAGAGCCTTGGTTCTCTCCTGCTGGATTTGCAAGAGGTCAGATAAGAAATGCTATTAAATTAGCATACTCACCTCTTAAGGATCACAGAGACAGACTATATGCTGCTCGTGTGAACCCAATCGTAGCATTCCCTGGACAAGGTAATGTACTCTTCGGAGACAAGACTTCCCTTGCACTTGCTAGTGCATTCGACCGTATTAATGTACGTCGTCTGTTCCTAGTTATTGAGAAAGCAATTGCGACTGCTGCCAAGTCACAACTCTTCGAACTCAACGACGAGTTTACTCGTACTGGGTTTAAGAATATCGTAGATCCATATCTACGTGGTGTTCAGGCACGTCGTGGTGTTGTAGATTATCTTGTTGTTTGTGATAGCAGCAACAACCCGCCTGATGCAATTGATCGTGGTGAATTTTTCGCAGAGATATTTGTAAAACCTACAAGGTCTATCAACTTCATAACTCTGCAGTTCACAGCTACTAGAACTGGTGCGTCGTTCGCCGAAATAGTTAGCTAGTCTAATTCTATGATTCCCGTTTCACGTATTAATTAAGGAGTATTTTCATGCCAGACATAAATCAAACAACCACGGTACCTAAGGGTCAAGTGGATGGTAAGATTGTAAGATCGTCCATTGATGATTTTAGAAGTCAGATCCAAGAACTAGCCCGCCCTAATATTTTTGAGGTGGAGATTGAGTTCCCCGAATTCATAGAAGGTGCTACATCTGGTAGCGGAAACATCAATGATGTTAAATCTGCTGCTGCTGGAGAACCACAGATAGAGAACTCAAAGGCAAAGGAGATTTCTAGTTTCCTTGTTAAAGCAGCAAATCTACCTGCTTCTAACATAGGTGTTATCGAAGTTCCTTTCAGAGGTCGTGTTTTAAAAATTTCTGGAGACAGAACATACGAGCCATGGCAGGTTACTGTACTTAATGATGAGGCATTCCGTCTACGTCGTAAGTTCGAAGCTTGGTCACGTGCAATCCAACAATTGCAGACTAACCTATCCAGTGCTAGTAACATCCTATCCTATCAGTCAACTGCTAGAGTCCTACAGCAAAATCGTCAAGGTAAATTCGCTGCTGGTTACAGATTCCAAGGAATTTGGCCATCAACAGTTTCCGCTATCGATCTTGCATGGGATACTAATGATACTCCTGAGGAGTACACAGTTGAGTTCCAAGTACAATACTGGGAACCATGTGACGATACCGATAGTCCTAATACATAGTTTTAAAACTATCATAAATAACTTTGATAGGACAAAACTGAAACGGGAATAATGTCTCAATTATTTGGTTATTCATTAGACAGGAAGAAGGGGAAGGTTAACGCCCCTTCTTTCGTGCGTAAAGAATCTGACGATGCAGCGTCACCAATTGCTGCTGGTGGATACTTTGGGCAATATGTTGAGATGGGTGACGCTGCTAATAAAGCAAGCGAGGCAGATTTAGTTGGTAGATATCGTGAAATGTCTCTGCACCCAGAGGCAGACTCTGCAATTAATGATGTAGTTAACGAAGCAATAGCAGGAGATCTCAACGATCATCCTGTAGATATAGACCTTCAGAACATGAAGGTATCTCAAACACTTAAGAATAGAATAAGAGAAGAGTTTGAGAACGTATTAATTCTTTTAGACTTCGATAAGAAGGCATATGATATCTTTCGTAGATGGTACATCGACGGAAGACTTTTTTATCATAAGATGATCAACGTTGATAAACCCTCTGAAGGTATTACAGAACTGAGGTATATTGATCCACGTAAGATCAAAAAGGTTATAGAATTTGATAAGCCGAAAGATCGGCAAGTGCAAATAACTGACCCTGAAGTGTCAACGTTGATCCCTAAGTCGGTAGAATATTACATTTATTCACCAAAAGGACTAAAAGGGTATGAGAATAATGGAATAAGAATAGCACCTGATGCTGTTACATATGCTCACTCAGGGCAATTGGACATGCAGAGGAACTATGTTCTCTCTCATTTGCACAAAGCGATTAAGGCAATTAATCAACTTAGGATGATTGAGGATAGTCTGGTAATCTATAGACTATCAAGAGCACCTGAGCGTAGAATATTCTACATCGATGTAGGTAACTTACCTAAGCAAAAAGCAGAACAGTACCTCCGTGAGGTGATGTCTCGCTATAGGAATAAGTTAGTATATAATGCTGACACTGGTGAGATTCGTGATGACAAGAAGTTCATGTCCATGTTGGAAGACTTCTGGTTACCACGTAGAGAAGGTGGTAGAGGTACTGAAATCACTACACTTCCAGGTGGTCAGAACTTAGGTGAGTTGGAAGACGTTAAGTATTTCCAGAAGAAATTATATCGTTCACTGAATGTACCTGAGTCCCGTTTGGAATCAGAGAGTTCATTTAACGTTGGTAGATCTGCGGAGATTACAAGAGACGAAGTTAAGTTCCAGAAGTTCATTGTTAGACTTCGTAAGAAGTTTACTGATCTTTTTGATGACCTACTCAAAACTCAATTAGTACTTAAGGGTGTAATTAGTTTAGAAGAGTGGGATGATCTGAAGGAGCACATCCAATACAACTTCATTGCTGATAACTACTTCTCTGAAATGAAAGAGAAGGAAGTAATGAATGAGAGGATGTCACTTCTCGCTCAGATGGATCCTTTTATAGGTAAATATTTCAGTTTGGAGTACATGAGACGCTATATACTTAAACAGACTGATGCTGAATTCGGTGATATCGATGAGCAAATGTCTGCTGAAGTGGAAGCGGGACTGGTAATCCCACCTGTAGAGATGCAGAAATTGGAGTTAGCCCAGATGGAACTAGCGGCAACACCGCCCGAACCTGAACCAGTAGAAGAGGAACCACAGATGGAACCTAAAGACTACAAAAAGGGAGAAATCTAAATAGTATTATACGAATTCTAAATCATGCCATCAGAACCAGCACTTGACATCGTAAATTCCGTGTTTGCAGGTCAGAAAGACCTGTCAGATTACGTTGATAGTCGTATGAAAGAACTAGCCGTTGATAGTATAGAGACGCTTAAGAAAGACATAGGTAATTCTATGTTCGCTCCTACTCCTGACGAGCCAGAAGCAGAATCTTCCACTGAGGAAGAACCTGAAACCGCCGTAGCAACTGCAGAACCAGAGGAAACATCAAATGAAACTGATCACTGAAGAAATTCATGATACTAAAGTCATCACTGAAGGTAAAGGATCTAAAAGGAGAACCTTTATTGAGGGTGTGTTCTTGCAAGGAGCTATAAAAAATCGTAATGGACGTATGTATCCACTGCAAACTCTTAATAAAGAGGTGCAGAAGTACAACGAAAATTACATTAAAAAAGGTCGTGCGATGGGAGAACTAGGACACCCTGATGGTCCTACTATCAATCTAGACCGTGTGTCACACCTCATTACTTCTCTTAAGCAAGAGGGTAATAACTACGTAGGTAAGGCACGTATATTAGACACTCCTATGGGACGTGTCGCTAAAGAATTACTCGATGAAGGCATTAAGCTCGGCGTGTCTTCACGGGGTCTCGGTTCGATTAAAGAAGAGAACGGAGTAAAGGTAGTAATGGATGACTTCATTCTTGCTACTGCTGCTGATATTGTTGCTGACCCATCTGCACCTGATGCTTTCGTAAATGGCATCATGGAAGGTAAGGAATGGATCTGGAATAATGGAGGCATATCTGAACAAAGACTTGACTCAATTAAGTCAAGAATTAACGCAGCATCACGCACTCAAATTGCAGAAAGAAAGATTTCCGCATTTAATGAGTTCTTGCAAAATCTGTGAGTTATAAATAATTAGAGCAAATCACCTGTTTGTACGAGGAGACAACGAAATGTCTGAAGCTATTGAGAACCTGGAAGAAAACCAAGTGACGGCGAATGCCAACCCTGGTGACAAATCCCAGAAAAAACTAGAGAATGACGGAAGTCGTCTCGGCGGTGCACAAGATCTTGGTGGACCTACACCATTTAACAGTAAACCTACTGATGATTCCAATAAGTTTAAGACTGGTGGTGGACCAACCGCAGTACCCCCTAAGACAAAACCATCTGATGCATCTGCACAGAAGGCAGAGTTCTCTGGTAAGGGTGATGTAAAAGCAGGTCATGAACCTGAAGGAGAGGTGATTGCTGAAACCGAAGCTCCAGAAGAAGAAATGGTAGAAAGGATCGAGATCGATCTATCTGCTGACGTTGCTGCTCTAACCGAAGGAGAGGATCTCTCTGAAGAGTTTAAAGAGAAAGCAAAGACAATCTTCGAAGCAGCAGTTGTTTCCAAGATAAACGAAGAACTAGAGCGTATGCATAGCGATTATGCTAAGGTTCTAGAAGAAGAAATCGAGACTGTTAAGTCCGAGCTTGCAGAGAAAGTTGACGAGACTCTTGCCTACCACGTATCAAAGTGGGTTAAGGATAATGAGATCGCCATCGAGCACGGAATTAAGACAGAAATGGCAGAGAGTGTCATGGCAGGTCTCAAACAAGTTTTTGTCGAGAATTTCATTGATCTTCCCGACGAGAAAGTTGACTTAGTAGATGAAATGACTGAGCAACTCGATACTATGGAGAAAAAACTCAACGATCAGATCGAAGAAAACGTTGGTCTCTCAAAAGAGGTTGGCGGCTATATTAAGAATGGGATTGTGAACGAGCTGAGTGAGGGATTAAGTCTATCTCAAAAAGAGAAACTACAATCACTTGCAGAAGCTGTTGGGTTTGAGAATGAGGAGCAGTTCAGAGAAAAGATAGCAACACTACGTGAGTCATATTTCTCTACTAAGCCTGAGTCCAATACTGTGACTGAGGATGTACAAGTAGAGCAACAAGTCTCAGGTTCAGCTATGGAAGGGTACGTAAGTGCTCTGTCTCGCTGGTCCAGTAAGTGATAATAGTAAACCTAATTTCCTAGAAAAAAAATTTAACGCAATGTTTAATTCAGAATCATTGCAGGAAAAGTGGGAACCCATTCTAGAGCATTCCGAGATCGATGGGATCAAGGATAAGTATAGAAAGGCCGTTACCTCCGTCCTGTTAGAAAACCAAGAAAGATTCCTCAGGGAGGAGGCTGGCGTTCTTAATGAAGCCGCTCCTACTATGAGCGCAGGTACTGCTGGATTCAGTGGTTCCTCCACCGCTACAGGTCCTGTTGCTGGTTTCGACCCAGTTTTGATTAGTCTAATCCGTCGCTCAATGCCTAAGCTTATTGCTTATGACATTGCTGGTGTACAGCCTATGACTGGTCCTACTGGTTTGATCTTCGCAATGAGATCACGCTACGGTACAACACGTACAGGTACTTCCAACGAAGCATTCTTTAACGAAGCAGATACAGAGTTCTCAGCTGAGAACGCTGCAAGCGACCTAGGTAGGACTGCACAAGCAGGATCTAACCCAGGACTTCTTAACGCTTCTGGAACCTATAACACTTCAGACGGCATGCCAACGGCAGAGTCAGAAGCATTAGGTGATGCCTCTGGAAACCAGTTCGCTGAAATGAACTTCAGCATTGAGAAGGTAACAGTGACCGCTAAGTCACGTGCCCTCAAAGCTGAGTACAGTTTAGAATTGGCTCAAGACCTTAAGGCAGTTCACGGACTAGACGCTGAGTCTGAACTCGCAAACATCCTCTCAACAGAGGTTCTTGCTGAGATCAACCGTGAAGTAGTTAGAACTGTTTACAAGATCGCACGTCCAGGCGCACAGAACAACACAGCAACCGCTGGTATCTTTGACCTAGACGTTGACTCCAATGGTAGGTGGTCAGTTGAGAAGTTTAAGGGACTACTCTTTAACATCGAACGAGACATGAACGCAATCGGGCATGAAACTCGTCGTGGAAAGGGTAACATCTTGATCTGCTCTGCCGACGTTGCTTCTGCACTATCAATGGCTGGCGTTCTTGATTACACTCCTGCTCTTGCTGGTAACAGCAACTTGCTTCCAGATGACAACAGCAGCACACTTGCTGGAACTCTGAACGGACGCATCAAGGTCTATGTTGACCCTTACTCTGCTAACGTAAGTGATCGTCACTTCTACGTTGCTGGATATAAAGGTTCTTCTGCCTATGACGCTGGACTGTTTTACTGCCCATACGTTCCACTACAGATGGTTCGTGCCGTTGGTCAGGACACCTTCCAACCAAAAATTGGCTTTAAGACTCGTTATGGCATGGTTGCCAACCCATTCGCTGAGGGAACTGCTCAGGGAAGTGGTGCTCTTACTGCTAATGCAAACCGTTATTACAGACGTACTCTTGTTGACAACCTTATGTAAGGTTATGCTCATACAAGCATTTAAAGACCCCTTCGGGGGTCTTTTTTTATGCTAAGATACCTAAATATTAGGTATCCGATAGGTACTTGCCATGAACGGCCGATTAGACAAAGTTACAATGACCCACAAGCTCATGCGACTTAAGAATGAGCTGCATGAAAAATGCAAGCATAACGTAATGGGTGAATGGGAGTGTGTAGGTGCTGAGAAGTACCTAAATAAGTCACTAGAGATCCTAGATGAATACAATATGTAATGAGACATCATGACCCCAATCGACAATGTTTACACCAAGGAGGAAGTAAACGCTCTTATTGATGCAGCAGTTGCAGAAGCAAAGGCAATCGATGAAGCATCGATGCGAGAGCATAACTTTAAGGCGACTATTATTAGTATGATTCTGGGGTTCATTTGTCTGGCATTATTTGTAGATGGTTTATTAAGAATTTTAGGTATCATTCCACCATTTATGGACCTAGATGTCAACGTAATAGATAATATTATTGAGCAAGTTAGCGAAAGGGTAGAGAACGATGTTATCCCTTTGGTTAAGCAGGGAGCTAAATATATACCAAGACGATGATTGATACTTCACCCGATTCTATTAGGGTATTTGCCATAATTGTATTGGGTGTGGTGTGGTTTTATCTCTTTAACCAGTGGTTAAGAGAACCAAAGGATGATTAATTTTTTATTTTTGGCATGTTCATTGTACCTATTAGTGCAAGCTTTCAGGTTGATGTCTGGTGCATGGAATCTTAATACACCTGAGGTTGATCTTAGTAAACCAGTAGTTACCAAGAAAACTGTCACCAAACCTGTTCATCCAGAGATGGTTGATGTTAAACCAGGTGATGAGTTAATGGGTGTTACATTCACTAAGATTCCACCACCTAGTGTTGACCCATTACATGAGTCATTACGTAACAGAATTACAGAACTAAGTCCAGATCCATGGATTGATGAAGAAGAAGATGATGATGACGGTGGAGCACTTGTACCAGTAAGGAGATAAATAATGTTAAGTAAAGATGATCGATGTAGAATAACAACTATAGCCTGTAAGGTTCGCCTCAACAGGGATGTTACTCTCAAAGATATGTTATGGGCAACAGAGCTCTGTGAAGTGAGTGATCAAGCACAGGGAATATGGGATAGGACAGTTCTATGACCAGTAGTTACGAAGAAGGTGGACAAGATAAGACTAGTTGGAATAGTCAGATAGAGAATAGGAATTTCCTATCTCCTATCGGATTTAGATTTGTCTTGGCAGATTTTCCAAAGATCGCTTACTTCTCGCAGTCTGCAAATATTCCTGGTATTGGTATTAATACTGTAGAACAACCCACTATGTTGGGTAGACCTATACCATGGGATTCACATGGTCTTAATTATGAACCATTTAATTTAAACTTTTTAGTTGATGAGAACCTAGAGAACTATCTTATACTACACAACTGGATCAGAGGTTTAGGTATAGGTGAAGACTTCATAGAAAGAACAGAACTAGAAGCAACATCGTTGGAGGCAAGACCCTTATCAGGACATGGTAGGATAATAAATCCACGTGCTGATGGATCTCTTGCTATACTAAACAGCAATTTCCAAACAAATTTCTGGGTAACATTTAAAGATTTGTTCCCAGTATCTCTCAACGCATTGGAATTTAGTGCTACAATAGATGGTACAGAGTATGCTATGGCACAGGCATCATTCCGATACACCAGCTATAACATAACTGACACATACAATAAGCGACGTAAACAATTAGAATGAATCTTGATGAAATTCGTGATATGTGGAGGGAGGACTGTAAGATTGACCAGAACGACCTCGACACTGAAAATTTTAAAGTCACCGTTATCCATGAGAAGTATCTAAACATCTGGTCTCAATTCAGACTGATGCTTTCTGATGCAGAAGCACGGTGTAGAAGAACTTATAAAGAAAAATTTGAGTATTACTCTGGGAAAGCACCTTCTCAGGTATACAAAGACAAACCTTTTAACCATAAGGTATTAAAGGGAGATCTTACTACGTATATCTGGGCAGATGATGAGTATCTTAGAAGCAAACAAAAAATAGACTACCTAGAAACTTGTATAAATTATTTGGAGAACATTCTTAAGCAGTGCTCCAATAGGGGTTTCCAAATAAAGAACGTTATCGAACTTAAAAAGTATGCAGAGTATTGACGATGACGGTTATCAAGAAGAAGAACGAAGTTTACCTTAAGATAACCACAGAACCTCATGTACATAAGGAACTGAGTGAGCACTTCATGTTTGATGTGCCAGGTGCTAAGTACATGCCAGCGTATCAAAGGTTTAAATGGGATGGAAAGATCAGACTATATTCTCCAGGAACAGGGGAAATATATGCTGGTCTTTTTGATTATGTTGCTGACTTTTTAGAAAAGAAAGGGTATGAATACAATATAGAGGAGAGTGATTATGGAAAACCAACCGATACCGAATCTATCGTATCACCTGAGGCTGTCACGGGCTATGTGCGAACTCTGGGACTACCATTTAAACCAAGAGACTACCAGTTACGAGCAATTTATCAAGCACTTAGGTACAATAGGAAGGTTCTACTATCACCCACAGGATCGGGAAAGTCTCTGATAATATATGCCATAGTAAGGTGGCATCTAGATGGTTGGTATAGGAATTGTTTAATTATAGTACCTACTGTCTCTCTTGTAGAGCAGATGCATAAAGATTTTAAAACATATGGATGGGACTCAGCTGACGTACACAAAATTACCGCTGGTTCAGAAAAGTATGTGGATCATTCAGTCGTTATTAGTACTTGGCAGAGCATTTATAAGGAACCCCGTAAGTTCTTTAAACGTTTTAGTGTCATTATCGGGGATGAAGCACATCTTTATAAAGCGAAGTCACTCGCAGGGATCCTGACGAAGTGTCATGATGCGAAATATAGAATTGGACTAACAGGTACATTAGATGGGATGGAGTCTCATCAGTTAGTGTTAGAAGGTCTGTTTGGTAGAGTGAATAAGGTTACCAAGACAGTGGAACTCATGAAAAAAGGACACCTAACACCACTGAAGGTGTGTGTCCTACTATTAAAGCATGGTTTTGTACCATTTGATGACTATCAACAAGAGATGGACTACCTAGTTTCCCATCAAAAACGTAATAATTTAATAATTAATTTAGCATCTGACCTCAGTGGCAACACTTTGATCCTTTTTAACTACATCGAAAAGCACGGAGATCCCTTGTGGGACTTGCTAAATAGTAAAGTGAACGACAATCGAAAGATTTTCTATATTCATGGCGGTGTAGATGCAATGGAGCGTGAAGAAGCACGTCTCATCTGTGAGAAAGAAAAGGATGCTATCATTCTTGCTTCTTATGGTACATTCTCTACAGGTATTAACATAAAAAACCTACACAATGTGATATTTGCTTCCCCTAGTAAGTCTAGGGTTAGAAATCTTCAGAGTATTGGTAGGGTTCTGAGAAAAGGTGATAACAAAGCACAAGCGGTACTATATGATATCGCTGACCACTGTGCTAGAGGTTCGAAAAGTAATTACACACTTCGTCATTTGTCTGCAAGGATTAAAATATACGAAGAAGAGAACTTTAATTATGAAATCAAAGAAGTTAAGTTAAAACATGATTAATTACATACGTCACGATGAACAGTTCTTTGGAACACTTAAACTGTCTACTGGGGAAGAAGTCCTCGGTGAACTTCTAGTGTCTCAATGTCCTGAGACTCATGATGATATGATTTTTATTCAGCATCCCGCTAAGACTAAAGTCATAGAAACTGAAGACGCTGGTGAACATAAGGTCGTCGTCGGGTTCATGAAATGGATGAACTTTAGTGATGAAGAATTTTATGTTATAGATGAGGACGCTGTTGTAAGTATTGCTCCCATGAGTAAGGAAGCGATTAGAATGTATAGTAGATGGGTTAAGAAAGAAATATTACATGAGCCAGAAGCAGAGCGAGGTCAAGTTCCTGTTACTCCAAGTATGGGACTAGTCGCTAAAGTAGAAGATGCCCGAAAGCATTTAGAGAAGATCTTTAAACAAGAGCCAGAACGTCCCTCCAACCCTTAACAGTGTTGATCATAATTAATTCTTGACGGGTTGTCAAGCCCCCTTGATTTTTTGACTGTTTTCGTGTAATGTTATGTTAACCGTGAAAACAATATGACTGTACTTATGCCACGGAAATCAACCAAGAAAAAAGAACATTACGTGGATAATAAGAAGTTCCTTCATGAGCTGATTATATACCGTAATGACGTTGCCAAAGCTGCAAAGGCAGGTGATGTAAAACCTCGTGTAACGAATTATCTCGGAGAATGTTTTCTAAAGATAGCAACTCATTTATCCTATCGTCCGAACTTTATAAATTATATGTATCGTGAAGATATGATAGGGGATGGAATCGAGAATTGCATCCAATACATACACAATTTTGATCCAGAGAAATCCTCCAATCCGTTTGCATACTTTACCCAAATAGTCTACTACGCTTATCTAAGGAGAATTGCCAAGGAGAAGCGTCAGCAAGCAATCAGGGAAAAAATACTAGAGAGAAAGGGGTTCGAAGAGGTTTTCCACTCAGATGACAATGACAATCATTCCGATATGAACTACATTAAATCTAGAGTAGAAAGTAACACCCGCTATGGCTAAAAAAGAAGTTCATCGCAACTTCACAATCGAGCAGTGCTCAAAAGGATTGTGGAGGAGTTTTGACCTGGATGGGAATCCAGTGCTTAGTTCTCTAACTAAAGACCATTTAATAATGATAACAATATGGAAACTAAATCGAGACGAGACCGAAGAATTGCTCTCCTCGTAGAGGAATTACGTGTACTGACAGAAGGTGAAGTGGCACACTCGACAACTCTCGATTCTCGTGGTAGAATGTCCAAGAAGATCGTTGTAGAGTATGACATCCAGCAAAAAGATACTGCTGATAACTGATCAGCATTTCGGTGTTCGCAATGATAGTCAGTACTATGTGTCCAAATATCGTACCTTTTATGAAGGTACAGTTTTGCCGTACATAGATAAAAATAAGATTGATACTATAATATGTCTAGGTGATACTTTCGATAGACGTAAGTATGTTAATTTCCATTCACTAGACGCAGCAAAGGAAATGTGGTTTGATCCCTTACAGGAGAGGGGAGTCCACATGTATATGCTTATCGGCAATCATGACATATACTATAAGAATACTCTCAGAGTTAATTCCCCAGAACTACTCCTATCAGAGTACTCGAACATTGATGTGGTATCTAGTCCACGGGAATTACATATTGGTGGGTGCGATTTTCTTCTTCTACCTTGGATATGTGACGAGAACCGAGCAGAATCTACAAAGAGCATCGCTGAGAGTACTGCAAGCATCTGTCTTGGGCATCTTGAGCTTAACGGTTTTGAGGCTGTTGCTGGACATACCATGGAGCATGGAGATGACCCGAACATATTCGATAAATTTCAGTTAGTATGTACTGGACACTTCCATCTGAGAAGTAGGAAGAAGAACATACAGTATTTGGGCAACCCGTACCAACTATATTGGAATGATTACGGTCGAGAAAGAGGGTTCCATGTAATAAATACTACTAGTAAGAGGCTATCCTTTATTAAGAATCCTAACAAGATGTTCCATAAGATCATCTATAAGGATGCTGAGACTTCCAAGATCAATTATGATGAGTTAGAAGGTTGTTATGTTAAGTTGATCGTTGAGACTAAGGAGGATCAAGTTCTATTCGATAAGACCCTCAAGAAGATCAATGAATCTAATGTTGCTGATCTTAAAATCATAGAAGATCAGTTTGTATATTTGGAAGATATTGATGATTCTATAGAGTCTGAAGACACTCTTGCTATACTACAGAAATGTGTTAGTGAAATTGATAATAAAGATGAGATATTTGCTGTGTTAAAATCATTATATGTGGAGGCTCTCAGAATTTAATGTTTGTTCTGGTTGACAAAAACTCAGGAGGGGTCTATGCTGTCAGAGATGAGAGTTTAAAAGAGCGTGTCGTCCAGATATTCTCAGAGTCTGATGATGCTGAGAGATATTATGGGCACCTAGTTGCACAGGACTATAAACGTCAGCTTAGAGTGATGGAGATCGAAGAGGGTGATGTTAAACGCAACTGCAACCAATTCGGATACCATTACACAATCATCCAACCTGATGACATAGTAATTCCACCAATACATGATAACCTTTGAGACGATTCGTTGGAAGAATTTTCTGTCAACAGGACAGCAGTTCACTGAGTTAACTCTAAACGATTCCAGCAGCACCCTTATTATTGGATCTAATGGCGCAGGGAAGTCTACTTTACTAGACGCTCTGTGCTTTGTGCTGTTTAATAAACCTTTCAGGAAAGTTAGTAAGAGTCAGTTAACCAATAGTGTCAACGAAAAGGAGACCCTAGTTGAGGTTGAGTTCTTTGTTGGAACTGTTAAATATAAAGTAGTAAGAGGAATGAAACCCAATGTATTTGAGATCTATAGGAATACTGAACTCGTTGACCAAGATGCTGCCCAGAAGGACTACCAAAAGTTCCTCGAACAATCAGTACTCAAACTCAACTACAAGTCCTTTACACAAGTCGTCATCCTCGGATCATCCACATTTGTCCCATTCATGCAACTCGGAGCAAGTCACAGGAGAGAAGTTATCGAAGATATACTCGACATCCAAATCTTCTCCCAAATGAATTTTCTCCTAAAGGAGAGAGTTAGAGATATTAAAGAAGAACAAAGGCAGTGTGAATATGAATTGGAAATGGCACTGCAAAAGGTCAACATGCAGAGGAAAAACATAGAGAATTTGGAGAAGGTTGACCAAGAGCACACTGCTATTGCTCAGGATAAGTTTAAAGAGAATGAAGATAGGGTTAAGGAGATCAAATCTAAGGTTAAGTCTCTCGATAAGGAGATAGATGAGATCACCCCTAGAATATTACTGTTGGATAGGTCTATAGAGAAGCATGAGAAGTATAAAGTCATGCGAACTAAGTTACATTCCAAGAAAGAGATTGCTTCTAAAGATATTAAATTCTTTGAGGAGAATGATACTTGTCCTGTATGTACTCAGACCATAAATTCTGACCTAAAAACAGAGAAAATTGGGTCATTATCTACTAAGGTGGATGAGTTTAAGGTAGCACACAATCAGATCACTGAACATATACATACAATCTCAGATGAGGTCA